TGAGAGCCAGTATAGTTTGAACCATCTTTACTCCAGAACCCAGCAAATTTAGAGATTGGAGTAATAACAGAGCGAGCACCTACAATAGCTTTCGCACCAGAAGTTGTCTGGTTAATTCTATTGATTGCGGTAATTAAAGCAGTATCAGTCAATACACCACCAACAGAAACATAGTTGTTGGGGGTATTTCCAGCAGTCCAAATGGTACCTAAAGCTGTAAAGATTTTATTATAGAAATAATCTTGTAACTTTGCAGCCATTTCTGCTCTAATTTCTTGAAGAGTGCCAATTTCACCACTATTCATTTCCCACTCGTTATAGGTAACTTTCACGTCAGCACCATCTAACACATAGTTGATTCTTTCTGAAACAGTCATTTCACTTGCGAGATGAACTGCACCAGGAACTAAAGTTCTAACTCTAATGCCTCTTCTAACTTTCTTTACAAGGCTATCGCCAGGTTTCAAAGCTCTAGTGTTTAAAAGATTACCAACAATCTGTCCTGTTAAATGGTTAGGCTGTACGTATTCAACGATAATTTCTGCTAACGCATCTCTTTGGCTTTTATCCTGCACCATTGATGCAATAGCTTCTTGAATTTGTTTTTCATCAGCCATAATTAGTATTCTCCTTTTTTATAGTGTTCTGAAGGTTAAAGAACCCTCATCAGAATTAAACCGTTCAACGACAGCAATAATACCAGATGCAGCATCGTAAACTAATTTACCAGCCTCAGCTAAAGTGTCATCAGCGACATTCTTTACTCTTAAAGGAGCACCAGCCGCCATAATAGCAGCAGAGAATGTAAATCCACCAGATTGTACTGTGAATACGCCTTTGTCAAATGCCAAAGCTTGATAACCCGAAGGGATTGTTACCCCATTTTGATTTCCAGGGTAAGTTAAGAAGATTTTTGATGTGAACGGGACATTTCCCGCTGCACCAAATCCACCCTGTCTTAGTGACCAATCATAGGAAGGCATTGGGACTAACATTTTAATATCATCTGTAACTTGTGAATTGCTTACAGGCCAAGATACAATGTACTTAGCTTTTAAGGCCTCAGATGCACTTGCAGGTACTCTTACACCAAACAAGTCTGCTCTACTGCCAAAATCATAGCTTGAGCCATGAGAAGTAAGCAAAACCATGCGGCCTTCTACAACGTCACCACAGGCTATAACACCTATAATATCAGTATATTTATTGATTTCCATAGCTAATATCGCTCCTTAGTTTTGTTCTTTTAGATATTTTACAATATCTGCTGGTGTAATTGTACCAGAATCAGGTGTATTTATTTGAGGAACTTTCTTAGAAGTAATGCTGATTGACGCTGTAGCTTTACCATCCTTATCAGAAGGTTTTTCAAAAGCTGCTACAAGTTCTTGAATAAAGAACTCTAGTTGCTCATCAGACATCCCTGCGAAAGCTTCCGTTCTTTCGTTGAAATACTCATCTGTAATTTCAAGATTAGCATCCACAAATTTTTGTTTAATTGAAGCAAGTTTTTCTTTCTTAGCTTCTGCAGCTTCAATAGTTTTCTTAAAGTTTGTCAAATCCTCTAACTGAGGTTTTAACGTAACTAATTCAGTTTGAACTTCTTCAAAACTTGCTTGAATTTCAGAAACTTTAGTTTCATACTGTTGTTTCTGCTCATTCATTAGTCTTTCATGTTCAGTTAATTCAATCGTGTTTTCCATCGAATCTCCTTTTTCCTTAGAAGATAGTGCAAGTGCTGGAGTTCTTCCTTGATACGCTGGCATACCTACAATGGTCGCAGCGTTCATAGATACATTTTTTAATGCCACCCCATCATCTTCATTTTCTTCATCTGTATAGGTTAGTTCCCAAGAAATGTTGATACCCTTTCCCTCGGAGTATCTACTTCTGAGAAACTCTACATCTTCGTGTCTCTCTCTATCCCAAAGAGCCGCTAGTGCCTGGATTGAATTGCCTTCAGTTTTTAAATGAGTCATAACACCCAAAGGGAATGTATCAGCATGCCCTTCAGATATATCTCCGTATGCCATTTTTAATGGCATGAATAAACCCGTTCTTAAAACATTTGCAAATTCTTCTCTTGGTATTCTCTGCCTATTAGCATTATGTTTATCATCAGTAAGCAGGAATTTCATCCAAGCAACATTTGGATTTAAAGATATGGAAGCCGAAGCTGCCATTTCTTCTATCTCCAATTTATCTATCATTAATTTTACATCAAAAGCTTGTAACGTGATTGTTTTCATAATATTTTACCTCTTTTATGCCTGTTTACCGTTATCATTACCAACAGGTGCGCCTGGTTTAACTTGTTTAACCTGTTTATTATCATTTTCTTGTTTTAATTTTTGTTGTTCCATCACTTGGTCTTGTTTTATTTTCTGTTGTTTTTGCATCTGATTATCTTTAATAGTTAATTGTTCTTTACCTCCAGGTGCAAGCACTTCTTCATCTAAACCATAAGTTTTTAACATTTTCTTTTCTTCTTCTTTTTTAGCAAATTCTTCTGATATATCATATCCATAAGACTTTGCATAGGATGTTCTAGATAGATTTCCTGTATCATATAATTTTGATAAACCTTCGTAATATAATCTTAACCCTAATAAATTAATAGGTGTAAATTCTATATCAGGCAGGTCACTTTTTAATTCATTTTGTTCTTTTACTTCATAAAATATTTTATGAATAACAGGCATTAAAGCATCTCTCATAATTTCCATAGTACTTGTGGGAGATAATGTAGCTATTTCAGGGTCAGAAGTAAATGACCGTTCTGTTTCACCTGTAATTAATATTCTAGGAAATCCCAAAGCTAATATAATATCTTTATTTACTGCATCATATTTTTTATCATTCAATAATGCTTCCACATCTGGAAATACCCAATTCAATGTTACAGTATGGTTAGTAAATAAAGTAAATACTCTTTCAACTTCCTCCGTACTAAATCCTTCTCTCCAGCGAAATTTTTGTTCTAAATCATCTAATGTTTCTTCTTGGTCTTCTGTCAATGGAAAGTTATCATTACCAGCAGTTACATGAAGTATAGCACTAATTACTCTTGCAGCAATAGAATAATCCATTCTTTTTAAATTTCTTTTGTGTTTAAATGATTCTAAACCTGGATATAGATAAGGAATTGGATATTGTGAATCTGATAATATTGTTGATTTTATAATCAAAGGATTATCAAGTAATATTTTCTTATCTCCAGCCGCTACTTGTGCAACAAATTCTGGATATAAAGTTACTATTTTAGTATATAATTCTATATCTTTAGACCCATCTTCATATGTACCCTTTGTCTGTATAAACATTGTAATATCATCAGGAATTTGTAAAAAATAAGACTCTTCATCTGTAATAAATGGTCTATTAATTATAATATCCTGTGCATTTCTAAGCCACATATTAGTTGGATATAGAAGTGAATCTAATCTTTGTATTCCTTTTTCTCTTAATTGCTTCCTATTTAATGTTGTTAAAGTTATTTCTGGTACCACTAAACCTGTAGTTAAAAATTCTAGAGATGCTTTTCTTATAAACTTTATAACATCATTTCTTAAAGATTTATAAATTTGATAATCAGTTTTAGAAAGTTCTTCTTGTGGAATAATAATATCATTAATAGCCAATCCGACCATTTTTGTTACAACAGTAGTAGCGATAGGTTCATGTCTAAAGAAAAACCTACAATCTTTTACAATCTTAACAAAGGTATCATGGTCTTCAAATGATAGTTTATCTACTTGAGCAGAACCCCAAACACTAATATTACTTCTATAACTAGACTGTGGTACAAAAAAAGCTGCCTTTGCTTTCTTGACTAGTTTAATTTTATCATTATCCATATAATATTCTCCATAATTTATATTACCCATCTACTTTTAGCCAGTGGTTTTTGTGGTTTTGAAAACAACTGTCCTACTATTAACATAAAATATGCTACAGATGCACATAACATGGCTGAAGTATTATGGTCATCTCCTCTTTTTCCACCTTTTGGAGTAAGTGTTTTATAAACAACTTCTCCAAGAGGAGTTTTAGTATATGTCATTCTTTCAAGTTCTGTAACTAATTCCATATCAGTAGATGAATAAACCATCTTATGAGAGTTAGTATATTCTTGAAGTAATGTTACACTATGAGGTTTGACTTTAGTTTTAATCTCTTCACCTTCAGAGTTTTCTCCCAAAACAATCCAAGAACCAAAAGAAACTGGAAATAATCTTTTTACATAATTTTTATGTAGATATGTATCATCTTCTAGTAAATGCTGTGTTAAACCTTTTTCATTACCTGAATCTATTCCTATTACTTCTGGTCTTCCAAATTTAGTATCTAAATAATCTATCAATTTTTCTTGAGTTGGATAGGCTACTTTGTAAAAATTAATTCTTGCATGTTCTTTTATTATACCATTTTTCTCATAAAGTATCATGATTGAAGTAGGTTCTGTATACCCCAAGTCTATACCCATGATTACTAAATCATGTGGAGGTAATCCTGGAATTAATGCTAATCTACTTATAATTTCATTATACGAATAATCTATACCAGATAAACTAAGTCTATAAGTTGGATAAGAATCAATTTGCATTAATCTTCTATCAAATACTGCAAAGGTTGGAGAACCATGTCTTCCCAAAACTAAATGAATATAATCTTCATTTTCTACCCCGCCATATTGTTTTATATTTTTTTCTTCGTCATCTTCACTATATCTAGGATTTTCATGGGCTGATGTTCTATGATGAGAAAATTCATCATTAACTTCATCGGCTAAATATAAAACACATTCTTCTCTTAACCCTGTAGGTACACCAGATACCCATAATTTAAATCCATCTTCCCATGTATTTAAAACTGGTTGTAACTCTAGCCATGTTCCCCAAGGATAATAACCAGCTTCATCTAAAATTATTATTGGGGTGTGATGTCCAATAACATTTACACCAGTTCCAGATTGCCCAGCAATTTTACAAAATAATTGTGCATTATTAAGTAAAGTAATTGTATAACTGGATGAATTAATTCCTCTCTTTGGTTCTATAAAATTCTTTAAAAGTGTATTACTTCTAAGATATTTAATAAGACTATTAAAAACTGGTTCTAGATGTGTCTTACTTGGAACAGTATATATATATATTCAGTTGGGAAAAAATTATTAATTAATATCCAAAGAATAAAATCAGTTAATGATACTGTTTTACCTACTGCTCTTCCACAACAAAGTGAAACATAATGATTAAAATCTCCCAAATATTCTCTTTGGTATCTAGTATATTCAAAATTTTCATGTCTTAAAACATCTATATTTCTATAAAACTCTCCAAACAAAATTGGGTGTTTTAGTATTTCATATAGACACCATTCATCCTGTGTTATCTTTTCTTGTAGTGCCATCTTGTAGGACTCCATTATAAGGTATTTTGAACTTTTCTTTAACTGGCTCTCCGCCCCATTTGTCAAGATACCTAGCTCTTGCTTCTCTAAATTTTTGATGATGCATATTCATTTCTGTAGGAGTATACATTTTCATAGTTCCACTATTCTCATGTTTAACTCTACAACCAGGAACATCCTTTATAGTATATCCTTTTAATAACATTCTGTAATGATAATCATTATCTTCAAAATAAGCATAATAAGGGGACAAAGATTCATCAAAATGTCCAACATCATTAATTATTTTTCTTGGAAATGCCATTAAAGAAAATGAAGTTGAACCTTCTGATGGATATATTGAAAAATTCTCATCATATCCACTCATTAATTTTTCAAGAGAATCATCATAAAATTCTATATCATCATTACATAGTACAATTTCATCGGGTACGTTATCAAAAAACCAATTCCAACTTCTTGCTACCCCTAAGTTATGCCTAACTTTTACAACAAATACTTTATTTGTATATAATTTATCAAATGATTCTAGATTAAGATTATTACCATTATCAATAATAAAATATCTTTCTGGTTTTAATGTTCCAGCTTCTGCTGATTCAAGGCATTTAATTAATAAATCATATCTTTTTAAAACTGGTATACATAAGTTTACATTCATATTAACCTCTCCTAAATATTTAAAATCCTTAAAATTTCTGATACTGTTGGATTTACAGGATAAAAATTAGTATCGCTGTAAATCACATGTCTCATATCCCAATTTATTCCGTTATGTGGTGCTATCTTGGGAATATTAAATCCATTTGCTAATGCCAATTGAGATGACATCATTCCAAAAAATCCTATTGAATTAGCAATCCAAGTAGTTGTTTCTAGTAAATCTTGTCCTGTTAAGTCAATTCCAAATCCTGTATAGTCTCCAAACCCACCTACAACTACACATTTAAGCGGACAGACTTTTATAAAATCATTAAATAATCCTTTATACGAAGTTTCACCTCTGGGTGCTACCACAATAAAAGGCTCATCCATAGTATCAAATTCTGGATATTCATATTCTACAACAACAGGAAGTGGTATCCCAACAGATAGTGCTATAAAATCTGGTATTGCTCTGTCTGGTACCCATCTAAATCCCATTTGATAAACTCTATCATATTCAGAAGTATCTATAGGCATAACAAACGGTTGAACACCCATATCCATCCTTTCAATATGATAATTATCTGGTATACAAAATTCATTAATACAACTTTGATACTCAAATAATTTCTTTAAAGGTTTACAATAATCACTAGTATAAAAATCTGCTGTTGTATTATTAATTTCACATGCTTTTCTAATGGCAGGTAATGCGTAAACCGCATCCCCAATTTTTCCTGGATGACTACATGCTATTTTATTCATAACCTCTCCTACATTCCATATAATAAAGTTTTTCCTACTTCCCATCTATAGTCTTGTATTCTAATTTCTTGCTCTTTAGTTAATGGTGTATCTAAAAGTATTTTAACTAATTCCATAGGCCATTGATATTTGATTGCAAAAAACCACCATTTATGTAATCTATTAATTTTATCTGCATCAATAATATTCAAAGGTGTATGTTCATAAAACGCTTGTGCCTGAGTTTCTTCTGTAATTAATCCTTTATCTAAACAGTATTTCCATAAATCTGTTCTTGGAAATGGTTGAAATATAGCACACCAAGAATCTGTAGGTTCTAGTTCTTGATTCATTTTTAAAGTTTCAAGAGCATCTTCTAATGGATTTTCTACAGGAAGACCAATCATATTTTGAAGTCTAACTTTTATTCCATGAAATTCACAGGCTTGAGTGGCAAATCTTATTTGTTCATTAGTAACAAAACCACGTCTTAATAATTTTTGTGTTTCTGGTACAGCAGATTCTAATGCTATATTAAGAAATACACATCCAGAATAAGCCATCATTTCTATAGTGGAAGTATCAAATATATTATTATCAAGTATACTATTAGCTCTAACAGAACCACAATACTGTAATCCAGTTTGCTTTATTAATGTACAAAATTTTGCTAACCATTCTTTATCAGATGCCAAATCATCATCATTGAAATAAACTAATTCTAATCCATAATCTCTTTTTACTTCCAATATTTCTTCTATCATTTTTTCTGGAGATACTCTTTGAAAGAAATCTTTCTTTTGTTCTTGGTATAATTTCTTGAATAAATGATTGAAACAGTATGTACAACTATAAAGACAATATCTTCCTGCTATAAATCTTTTCATCCTTGCCTTTCCAAAATCATCATATTTATACTGGATAGACCTATCAGGTGAAGACAAAGAATCTATATTTGGTAAACTACCACGAACTAATTTAGTTGTTATTTTCCCATTTACTATATCTAAAATTACATTTTCTCCAGGGCCTACTACTACATAATCAATATTTTTATCTTTCAATCCAGCTTCAGGGAAAAAGGTAAAGTGAGGCCCACCAACTACTGCAGTAAATTTTCTAGTCTTTTTCAACTCTGCTAATTTATTAAAGAACCATTCATGTTCACCAGACATTACAGAACACATAATAAAATCTGCTTCTGGTATTTCTTCCTTATGTGCCTGAACTAAATCTACTGTATGTCCAGCATCCTTAAGTATTCTAGATAAATATAAAATTCCTAATTTATCTGTTCTTAATTTATCCTCTAAAAATACAATACTTGACATACTTATTTCCTTTCCAAGAATACATCAAAATAAACTCCTGACCCACCAAAAAATATAGTTTCATAATTATTAAGATGTGTTTTTATAAAATCTTGAACATATGATTCATATTGATTATGAAAAGACAATAATAAATATCTTGCTTGTTTTAAAATAGTTGAATTTTCTATAACATTATATTCAGAACCTTCTATATCAACTTTTATTAAATCTACTGGAAAGTTTACTATTGATTCTAACTCTGCCAATTTAAATACCTTTCCTTCATATTCAGTAAATACATGTTCAGTAACTGTTCTATCTTTTATTGTCTGTACACAATAACCTAGTGGACTATTATCACCAATGCCATATACCTTAGATGATTCCATTCCATAATAAATACCCAAATTATGTGGAACTATCTTATCTTCAAACTTTGATAAATTTATAAGTAACATATTATAATTTTCTAAATCTGGTTCAAAACAATAAATAGTTTTTACATTGGGTAATTTTCCTAATAACCATAAAGAACTTATGCCACTTGAAGCACCAATATCAACTATAGTTTCTATACAACTAACTGATAACATATCTAATATATTTATCCAAGGTTGATTATATATAAAGTCATTGTAAACTATTCTATCTATATCTCTAGCTATTGTCAATTCTATCATATTCATTCCTATATTCTATCAATGCTTTTGCTGTTCTATTAGGTAAGAAACTAACGTAATCTTCAATATTAAAAAGAAAATCATAAGTATTTACGTAACCATACATCTCATCTTCTAAATTCTTTTTTATAGACTGTTCATTTCTTTTTTGATATGTAGTAGGAGGCATAAATAGTGGTCTAGTATCTAAAAGATATTCTGCTATATACCCACCCCAAATATCATCCACTCTGCCTACATGTGGTAAAACCATATAATAAGGCAAAGCTTCTCTAGCAATAAAAGTATTTTGACTATTAAATGGCATGTATAATTCTGATGTAAATGGAGCATCTACTTTTAATTTTAAATCTACAGGCCAATACATTTGTCTACAAATTGCATCCACATCGGGGTCTCCATCCCATAAATCTGCTTGGAATAAAATTTTCTTAGTTTGTTTACCTTCATAGTGTAATCCACTAGCTAAGGATAAATGACTTATTGGATAACCTCTATGCCATAGGTGAGAATAGTTAGTCATCTTCATTGGGTCAAATGCTATTATAGAATTACAATCCCAAACATCAACTAGTTGCTCTGTACCTACTCTTACATCCTTTCCCCAATTTTCATATGGAATATTATCATCATCTATACTAGCAACAATATCTGCACCTAATTTATACGCATGTAAAAATCCTAAATTTCTCCTCATGATACAATTCCAACCAATTAATTCACTTACTTTTGGATATAAAGATTGTTGTACGTCTGGAGATAAATATATCAAATTTAGATTCTTATAACTATCATGTGGGGTTTTTAAATCTCCCACTACAATAAATGTCCAATCTTCCATCTCAGCATATTTCAAAGTAGCTGGGGTTGGTTCATAAATAGTTGTTGTAACAATAAATTTTTTCATAAGTCATATATCTCCAATCCTATGTCAGTATGTCCCCATGCGTCTGGATTTGTTGTTTGTGTCATTGTAAAAGCTTCATCACAACTATTTATTTTACCACTTCCTCCAAATCCAGCTTCGTGTCCTATATGCCAAATAGGAAGACTCCAATCTACTGCTAAACCATGTCCAGCAAGTACAGATTTCATTTGAACATTACTATCCATATATGCTCTACCAGTAAATCTTTCTTCAAAGCCTTTCATATCATGCCATATTTGTCTATGCCCAATTTGCATATCTCCACAATTACTCACTAAAGAATATTTATCATTCCAATGTACACTTGTTGGAGGTTGCTGTGGGTACTGTCCTTCCAAAGCATCTAGACCATTCATGTAAGAAATTGGGTCTATTCTTGCTCCTAATTCTCTAACTACATATAAAGAAATTGTTCTAACTCCTGTAGTAAAAAATACATCAGGATTTACTACTCTTTCTATATGATGTCTTTTGGGAGTAATACAATCAATATTTGTTGAAACCAAAAAATCAGATTTCATTCTAGCTAATCCAACATTTCTTGCTTGAGTTTCACATACAACTTGTGCTTCTGGGTCATTCCATGTCCACTCCTTAGCTTGTTCTGGAGTAACCCTTATCCATTTAAAATTTCCTGTATGTATTAAATCATTTTGTATTTCTTCTACCATAGTTAATTTATCATTGTCTGTATTCCAATCTACATACATAACTTCATCATAAGTTACTATCATTGAATTTAAACAATAGGTAGCTCTTTCTAATAAATTTTGCCCATAGTCATCGTTCCTACTAATTATACATACTCCATAGGTAGTCATACTGAAACTAATCCCTGTTCCCTAACCTGTTCATAAATCCAAGCATAAGTTCTAAGTAAACCATTTTCTAAAGAAACTTTTGGTTCCCACCCTAAGATTTCTTTTACTTTAGTATTATCAGAATTTCTTCCTCTAACTCCTTGGGGACCATCCAGATTATAATTTTTTTCAATCCTGATTCCAGCAATCTCAGCAATAATATCTGCTACTTCATCAATTGTTACCATCTTATCACTACCAATATTTAAAGGTTCATGATAATCTGATTCAATTAATTTAACAATGCCTTCTACTATATCAGAAACATAACAGAATGACCTTGTTTGTTTTCCATCTCCCCAAACCTCAACATTTGGATTTGCTGATAAATTAGCCATAGCTATCTTTCTACACAAAGCTGCAGGAGCTTTTTCTCTACCACCTATCCAACTTCCCTGAGGCCCATATACATTATGAAATCTAGCAATATAAGTATTCATACCATACTCTTGTCTATGGTATTGACATAACTTTTCCATTGTTAGTTTTTCCCACCCATATCCATCTTGAGGCTGTGCTGGATAAGCATCTGATTCTTTTAAAGGTGTAACATCTGTTTTTTCTTGTAAAAATTCTGGATATACACAAGCAGATGATGAAAAGAAATATCTTTCTACACCATTTATTCTAGCAGCACTTAATGTATTCATATTCATTAATGTATTATTAATCATAATCATGGAATGATTTTTAGAAATAAATCCCATTCCACCCATATCAGCAGCCAATCCAAATACATAATCTACCCCATCTGTAGATACTTCTGCATTTTCAAATTCTTTTAAATCTAATTTTAAAAATTCATCTGCTCTAGTTCCACCATACTTAGGATATTTAGTATCTACGCCTCTTACCCAATATCCAATATCTTTTAAATAATTTGTAAGGTGGTATCCAATAAACCCACCTGCTCCTGTTACTAATGCTTTAGTCATTTCTTCCTCTCCTCATCATCATATGTATAATATGTTTTTAAAGTAGTAGATATATCTCCATAACCTAATTCTGTATCAATAGCTTTTATCAAAGCAGACCGTTTTGCGTTCATAATTTGTGCTCTCTCAGCCGCATCTAACCGTTTCTTTGTTGTTAAATTTATATTCATAATATCTTCTTGAGCCATCCAACAACGAAGATTAGTGGTAATTAATTCATCAATAATCATCCCAATACTTTTTCTAGTGATGTCCATTTTAGTTCTCCATTCTCTAAATAATAAATAACTGGTTCTGGAAGTGGTACAATAAATGCACCTCCATCATCCAGAAACTTTTTATTTCTAATAACAAAATCTTCTACAAAATGCCAAGGAAGTATAAAAAACATTTCAGGATATTCTTTAAATGCTTGCTCTTCTGCTATAATTGGAATATTAGTAGCTATGGTTTTCTTGCCAAATTTATCTGGATTTACTTCAGCAATAACTGGTATTAATTTTTTTGTAATCCCAAAATATTGAAGTAAAGTATTTCCTTTTGTAGATGCTCCCATACCATATAATCTAATTCCAGCATCTTCTGCTCTACATAAAAAGTCTAATACAATTTTCTTTATATTACTAACACGGTCAGCAAATGCTTTCATAGGATTTTCAAAACTATCTAAGTAAACTCTTTCATCTGCTATAGCCTGTAATACACTTCCTTCAATGGGATAGTATTCATTTCTTCCAGCAAATACCCTTACACTTCCACCATTGACTTTGTTATAAGATACCTTAAAAATATCTAATCCAAACTTATCTAATAGATTTCTAACATCACTTAGTTTATAATATTCTAAATGTTCATGACAAATATTATCAATAGCATTTATTTTCAACATAGAAAGCAAGTCTGTAAATTGAATTACAAATATACCATCATCAGCTAAAATATCTACTACATCCCGAACAAATTTATTTGGGTCTGGTAAATCATAAAACATAGCAATAGCTGTAACTACTTTTGCTTTATTAAACATATAGGTATCTTTACAAAAATAATCATTAATAAAAGTAGTACAATAACTTTTAGCCTTCTCTGCTAAATTTAAAGCTGGGTCATATCCTACTCTATAAGCAACTCTATTTTTATATAGACTAAACATTATCCCATCATTACATCCAATATCTACTAATACATCTAAGTCCTCAATCTTTATAGTATTTTCAATATCAGTTACAACATCTTGTAAAGATTTTACCATTGATGGATTAATAGCTGATTGGTAGAAATATGTTCTATACATCTCATCTAAATCTACTGTATGTTTAAGTTGAACAAGACCACAAGATTTACATTCCACTAAGGCTAGTGGAACTGCTTTACCTTCAGTCTTATCAACAAAATTAGATGGATATATATTTCCTAAATCTAAAACTTTTCTTAACCCTCCCCCACAAATCCTACACGAACTCTGAATTTTGTGTGCCATAATCACCCTTCCTTATTGTTCTTTTGGTATTGTTACATCAAATCCAAACTCTGTTGAATGAAATCTTTGTAGTGCATTTTCTAATATTACTGTAAACTGGTAAAATCCTGTTAATGATAAAAACCCAGATGGAATAGTTGAAATTAAATAATTTATTCCACTAGCTACTGCTGGCAGATAAACAACTTCATCATTTGGTTTCTTACCAATAATCCATTTAGAAGTATATGGAGCTAAATTAGAAGGAGATTCTACTCCAGTAAGTTCATCATATTCATTTACTTCTACTTTTAAGAGATGACCATAATCTGCTTTAAAAATTATAATATGTGTCATATTTTTACAATCCTATTTATTATCGAATTTATGATAACATCGTATCCTATTAAATTAGTTATAGCAGCATGGGTTTTAATTTGAGTATTTACTTCTACATCTGCTGCTAGGGCTGTATTTATTACTGTCTTACAATCTATCTTTGTATTTATTACAGTTTCACATTCAATTATATGTTCTGATGTAGCTGTTGTTCCAAAGATATAAGCTTTTACAGAACTTCTGGTAATAACATTACCATATATGTAAGCTGATTTGGATGTTACATTAGATAAATATCCTCTAACATAAGCATGTGTTGCTGTGTTTACTACACCCCTACCTTTTATGTAGGATGGTTTAGAATTACTTACAGCTATACCACCTTTGGTATAAGCATGAATAGATGTAGTTATTAAACTTTTACCAGATATATAAGCTGGCTTAGATATTGTACCAACACTTCTGCCTTTTATATAAGCTGGTTTATTAGTATTTGTACTTATTATACCATATATATATGCTTTTGTCAAGGTTTGAATAGTACTTTTTCCTGACAAATATGCAGATTTTTGTGTATTTACTAGTATTTTTCCACGTATATACGCAGATTTTGAAGTAATTGCTGTATTTTTACCAACTATATATGCAGATTGATTAGTAGATATAAATACTCTACCTTTTATGTAAGCATATTTAGATGTTCTTATTATACCTTGTACAAAAGCAGCCTTATTTGTTACAACATTAATTCTACCTTTGATATATGCATGGATAGATGTAGCATTAGCAGAATAACCATTTATGAAAGCTGACTTCGATGTAACAACATTAGTTCTGCCTTTGATAAAAGCTGCTTTGTTACTTGTAGAAACTATCCCACCTTTGATAAAAGCTGGTTTAGATGTAACTTGATTTGTTGAGCCTCTAACATATGCTGGTTTAGAAGTAGTTATAGAGAGTTTACCAGCAACATAAGCAAATTTAGAAGTTATACCAATACTTCTACCTTTAATAAAAGCTGATTTAGAAGTAACTTGACTTGTTGAACCTCTGGTATAAGCAAACTTTGAAGTAACTGTAGATTGTCTACCTTTTACATAAGCGGGTTTAGAAGTTAAATCACTAGTTCTACCTTTCAAATAAGCAGCTTTATTAGTTTGAACATTTATAGAACCACGTATGTAGGCTGATTTATTTGTTAATGTGCTACTTCTACCTTTTACATACGCAGATTTAGTAGTTACATTAGATGAATAACCACTAACAAAAGCTTGTTTATTTGTTACTGCATTAGCTATACCTTTTATATATGCAGGCTTATTAGTATAATCAAAATAATCTAAACAAGGCCCTAAAGTAAGAGATGTTCCAGTTAATGTTCCATCTACTTCAGTTACTAAGTTTTCTGGTATATATGGATGTTCAGCAAACATTAATCCACTAGGGATGAATGTAGCAGAATGTATTTGACCAGTATGAGAAGATAAGTATGAAATTTCACCAGACGACAATATCCTATTCCATACCGCAACCTCACCAATTCTACCATCAAATTGTCTTCCTGCATCATAAATACGACCACCAATTGACCAACTACCACTAGCTACATATTCACCAGCACCATTAACTCCTGTTAGATATGACTGTTCAATACCATCTTTATAAATATGAATAGTATTATAATCAGTCATTACACCAGTATGAGTTACTGCTACATGAAGCCATGTTTTAGTTGGAACTGAACCAACTGTAGTTATTCTATCAAGTAATACAGTACCACTTCTAAAAAAATCTAAATTATTTGTTCCTGCATATATAGTAAATGCAGCACCATATGCAGTATTCCCAGGTCTATGTGCAGTCCAAATATATTGTGTATTAACTGGAGTAGTATCTGCCCATATCCATGCAGTAATTGTTATAGGAGACCCTGTAACATCAAACACACTAGGCCAATCTATTCTATTTGGAGTTGTATAAAAGTCTCTAGCTTTATTAGAGCATAAAGTAATATCTGTTCCATTAATATAAGCAGATTTACTTCCAATTAATGTATTACTACCTTGTATAAATGCTGATTTAGACGTAATTCCTGTTGATAAACCTTTAGTAAAAGCTGGTTTATTAGTTACTAGTAAAGAATTTCCTCTGATAAATGCTGATTTGGAAGAAACTCCAGTATTCTTACCTTGAATAAACGCTGGTTTATTTCCAACTAATGTATTTCTACCTTTGATAAACGCTGACTTACTGGATAATCCTGTATTCCAACCTTTAACATAAGCATATCTACTTGTTATTGCTGTACTTACACCTTTAATATAGGCAGATTTTGATGTAATAATTCCACCAGACTGTCCATTAATAAAGGCTGATTTACTACTTACACTTGTATTTTTACCTCCTATATATACTTGCTTAGATGTGGTTATAACCACACCACCTTTGATAAATGCTGGCTTATTAGTTACAAGAGTAATTTTACCTTTTGTAAAAGCTGACTTAGAAGTAGTTGTAGAAAGCTTACCTTTTACATATGCATGAATAACAGTTTCTTCATCAGCCAGTCCACGTACATAAGCTGCTTTTGAAGTAGCTGTAGAAATCTTTCCTTTTATATAAGCTGATTTGTTTGTAACAGAAACATCCTTACCTTTTATGTATGCCTGTTTTGAAGTTGTTGCTCCAGTTGCACCTCTTGTATAGGCAGGTTTATTTGTAACTCCAATACTTTTACCTTTGATATATGCTGATTTAGAAGTACGAATAATACCACTAATAAAGGCAGATTTAGAAGTACGTACAATACCAAATATATAAGCTGACTTACTAGTTATAGAAGTAATTTTACCTTTTACGTATGCTGCCTTAGAAGTTAATGCCCCTGTTGCTCCTCTTACATAGGCTGCTTTATTAGTAACACCAGTATTCTTACCTCTAATATATGCATATTTAGAAGTAACTATATTACTTTTACCCTTTAAGAAGGCAAACTTAGAAGTAGTAATATTTATACTACCTCTGAGATATGCAGACTTAGAAGTTATAGAAGTATTCTTGCCTTTTATATAAGCAAATTTACTAGTTAAAGTATTATCCTTGCCTTTTACAAATGCCACCTTAGAAGTTACACCAGTATTTTTACCCCTGATATATGCTGGCTTATTTGTAACTCCAGTATTTCTTCCTTTTACATAAGCTGTTTTACTAGTTAAAGCTCCTGTAACACCTTTTATATATGCGGATTTAGATGCAAGACCAGTATTCTTTCCTTTTACAAATGCAGATTTGTTACTAATTCCAGAATTACCACCCCTAACATATGCAGGTTTAGAAGTTAAGGTTGAAGATATACCTTTAATATATACATAACGATAGGATGAAACATTAGCTATACCACGTACATAAGCAGATTTACTAGTTTTTGGCTCACCACCAAACATGTAAGCAGATTTAGAAGTAGAAGTAGTATTTCTACCTTTGGTATAAGCACTTTTTGATGTTGAAGATGTTGGAAAAGATGGAGCAGGAGTTCCAAGAGCTACCCATTCTATCTTAAACCCTGCCTGACCTTTTACAAAGGCTGGTTTTTTAACTGTAGATTCTACACCATAAATATATGCTGATTGTGAAGATGCAGAAACACCTGCTCCAGCATATTTTGGAATGACTAATTTAGCTTCAGCAATTGCTGGAGATGCTTTTAATTCAACTATTACATTTACAAAAAACTCTACCCACCAAGGATTACAAGTTGAAGCACTTGTCATGTATCCAAAACGTGCTCTTAAACTATTGACATAATCTTTTGTCCAACCACCAGATGGTTTAGCTATTGCTACTAGACTACCAGAAAATGAAGCAACATAGTTTACTTGATTACTAGGGCCTCCTAAAACTTCAGTAACTTGTCCATCTGAATCTCTTACAATACAACCTGCAAAAGCTTCATCTGCTGGATATGCTTGATTATTATCATCATGGTGTAAATTAGCACAAGCACCCATAACACTAATATCAACAATATCTTCAAGCTGAACTTCTACATATTTAGTATTTCCACTAAGATTTTGACGAATATATATAGTAGGAGCATCCCCTGATACATCTTTTCCCACAAGAGGGTATGCATAAATTGAACTTCCATCAATATCTCCACCAGACTGATTTTCTAGTGTATTAATAGCATTATTATGTGTGCCATCTGCATTTGGTCTTATTGATATAAATTTATATGGAGCAATAGGATAATCACTAGCAGTTTTACTAAGTACAAAGTCATCATACCAAATTTTACAATAAGTATTATTATCGAGTAGAAGTTCTGTTATGGTTGTAGCTGTCTGTTGAATTATATACTGAGGCCCTGTAACCCCATTAACTTTGTAATTAACATATGTATATCCAGTTGAACAATCTATTTTAAAATCTAACTTTACCCATGTTCCTAGAAAATTATCTAAAACTACATCACATTGATTTGTATCAGAGTTAATATATATTTTATGTGTAGTATGGCTTACATTAAAAGTTATACTTGTTCCAGCAGCTAAAGCAATTGAAAATATAGAATTATCAGAAGTAAATTCCCTATAATCAGCGCCCCAACTAGTACTTGGAGGGTCATTTTCAAAATATCCTGCTAAATCATCCCATCTTAAATATACAGAACCAACTAAAATATTTGGGTCAGCCTCTGGTTGTAGTAAAGCAAATGTATAAGTTAATAAACCACCTACATTCATAAGAGATGCAGAACCAGTTCCACTACCATGTTTTATAATAGTATCTAGTTCAAGCCAGCCCCAACTAGTATGATAAGAATGTAGGTCAATGCCTGTGCCATCACCTGCACCATAGTCCCATCCAAACATTAAGAATGGTGTTATCTGGTTTCCTGCCATATTATTGTATTCCTAATACAGTCATTCTAATTCTCAAATCATTTAAATTTGTAACTTGGGCTATTTCATTTCCAGTAAGATAATATCTATATAAACTTGGAGTTGAAGAAGGCCCAATTACTGTAATGCCTGAAGCTATTGATAAAGAACCTTGTAATAATTCAGTTTGCAAAAGACCTGATGCTATGCTATCTCTAATACATGCCATATATTCTAAATACCACTCACCTGATTCTACTATGTCTGTTGGATTAGATAATCCAACTTCAAATGTTCCACTTCCAACTGGCATATTTACATATGTAATATAAGTTGATGGATTATTATCTCTTAAATATGGATATAAAATAGTTGTTCCACTAGCAGAATTTGTCCATGAATCTGCATAAACGTCAGAATCTGGAAGTAAAGATTGTCCACCACCTAATACATAAGCCTTACGTTGTGTAGTTCCTGATGATGTAGGAGCAAAAGAAAAATATGAAATCCAATTTTGTGCTGTATCTGCTGTTGCCATTGTACAGGTAAATCCAGTATTATCTAATACTTTAACATACATTCTTCCAGATGCAGGGGATTTATTAGTATATACTGCATTATCATTAACTGCATACCAGTTCCATACTTCATCCCATCCATCAGGTATATATATATTATGTGCTGCTGTAGAACCAGAAGAAGTAGCTGCTCCAAAACTAAATTGAGCGTGGTCTGATTGAACACCTGCACTACTTTTTGGCATATTAGCACTAGCAAACATAACTGCACCTGGCTTATACCCAATATTTTCTATAATATCACCAGTATCCATACGGGTAAGCAAACTTCCTACACGATATTTACCACCACGCATAGCAACATAAATTGCTTTCCCCCCACTCCCACTTAATTTATTTAAAGTAAATCCACTCTTATCAAATTTATATAAAGACGCTCTTCCAACAAGACTTGAAGTTCCTGCACATCCCATAATATCTGAATCAGACCCATATCTTGAAGTATTAGATATTCCTACTCCAGATTGATTAAACCAACTTACAACTGATTGTCTATTAGGAGCAGAAGCCCACCCTATAGACGTATAAATATGACTTCCTGTAGATACTCTATGTGCTGCCAAATTATTATATATTATTAACGCATCTGGTTTAAATAATGTATTAGTTATACTAAATAATCCAGTAGTTGCTGGATAATCAAAATAACTAATTTTAGTTTGCTTTAGTTCATCTCCACCAATAGCTAAAAACCAAGTTTTACTATGTGCGTCATTACAATTTATCATATATCTAAGGGTAAACCCATCATTATCTGTCGAAACAAGTGACATTATTTTAGCTGAGTAATTACCAGCAGAAGCCCAAGTATATGTTTGTAAACAAGCGTTATCCATCATTCTTTGAGAACTAAGAGATGTACTATTCTGGTGTTGGCGTGTTCTTCCACTTATAACTCCCTGCTCCCCTGCATCATTACATACACCATAACAGTAATCAAAATCACCACTATGCCAAATATTAATTGGAGCAGTATAATACATTTCCCAAAAGAAAATTAACTTTGGTCTAAATCCAAGACCTGTTATAACTTCAACATCTCCTTGTTCTTTAGAAGTATTTAGTGTAAAATAATTTACTTTAGTATAATATGACATAATAAATCCTTATGATGCAACAATTATTCTTACTCTTAAATCACTCCAATCACTAATATTTGTTCTTTGTGCTGGAGTTAATTGTATATAATAAGTTGTTGGTACAGATGTTAATATTTGCTGACCAGATGCTAATACAGTTATTCCTTGTCTTAATTCTACTTTAGCTTTTGAACCCAATCCAGTTTGGTCATTACCTCTCCAAAATAATACTACTGCTCCACTTCCTGGAGTTGATAATGGATTACCTAACTTACATTCATAATAATTTCCAGTAAAAAGAATATCAGGATAAATATAATCATTATCATTTGCTGGCAAAGGTTCATCTATACTTTGATATAAATTAGTAGTGCCTTTTAATTCATTTCTCCATACACCAGATGCTGAAATATCAATGCTTGGATAATAACGATTATCTAATCCTAAAACAAATGCTGATTTGCTATATGTTGAAGATGCTCTTCCTTTTGTATAGGCTGATTTACTAGTTGTTACAGAAGTGCCTGCTGTTTTACCATTGATATAAGCATGTCTAACAGTAGGTGTTGCGACTGTACCACCTCTTACATATGCTGGTCTTCCACCATTTCCAAGTTGAGGATGTCCTAATGCAAAATCATCAAAGTATTCATTACCTGTATCAGTACCACCCTGTAATCTCCACCAACCTGATGCTATAATTGATGAATCATTACCTGTCTTTGTCAATTCCCAACCAGAACCTTTATTTAGATATATATAAATATTACCATTATCTAAATGCCTAAGTCCAAATTTTACTGATGGAGTTCCATTAGGCCATGTATATGCTCCAGTTGTTATTATATTAGTAAATGCACCATCATTAACAGACTTTTGTAGTTCTACACCATTTAAAGCACCATCATTATGAATAAATCCAAAAGAATAACGGTACGTGGTTTTAGTAGACCCTGTACCGTTATGTAAATTATAATCTAAATAAACTTGATAAAATTGTGGGTCTGTAGGAAAACCAGAAATGGTCATAAAAAATTCAACAGGCCACGAAACTCCAGAAGCATATTGAATATCAGCACCAGCTAGATTTAATACAGAGTTGTTATATATAGAGGGGCTTCCAGCATTTACTACCCATTGACTACCTAAAGAAGCTCTATTAAAATTATCTAAAATAGTTATAGACGGAAAATCTGCGAATCCTGCTGTATATCTAGCTTCTACTGCACCTCTCATATATGCAGACTTAGAGGTTATTGCAGGCCCATTAGGGACTTCTAAGTTAGCCCATGAAACTCTTACATATCTGCTTGAAGAGCCTGCTGTTCCTGTGAATCTAAGTCTCAAGTTAGTATAATCAGTAATAGAATCAGCCTGAGCACCTGTAAGAGTAAAACTTACATCAGCCCAACTAGTCGTAAGTGTGAGAGATTGTGTTACTAAGACAGTTGTATTCTGGACAAGATAACAGGTAAGGTTGATTGTTCCTGTACCAACCTTTTGTACTCTAAGGTGCACAACATGGTTTGACGAACTTACAGGGTCGGTAAGTGTATTTAGCCTAACTTCAAAAGTATCTGATGAATAGTTATTGAGTTGGCAATAGTCACTATCACTATAGGAAACTTCATCCAAACATTCATAATGAGTAGTTGGGCCTCCTACATTTGTCCAGTTGCCTGCTGTTATATCTGAAGTTGGGTATCCAAATTGAGCCATTTATTCTCCTAACAAACATCCCCCGCTACAGACAGCAATACTGTCCGACACGGAGGAAAGATGACCAGAGCACTAGACTAATCTAGCGAGGTTATATTCAATTGTAAATTAATTAATTAAGTATCTCTAAGTGTAGTATGAGGTTTTTCCATTCCAAAAGGTCTAATATCAGACCATACATTACCATTTTCATCTATCCATTGGATAAATACTTTATCACCTATTACAGAACCACATCCCTGTCTAAGTGTTTCTTCTCCAGAGATTAATGCTTTATGTTTGTCATAGGCTTGATAGTATCCATCACAGGTTTTCTGTGATAAGGCATGAAGAGTTACTCTACCTCTTTGTACACGCAAACTTGTAATTTTTAAATTTTCATTATTTAAACGAGTTATTAATTTTTGCCATGCATATCTCTCACCAGGAACTGGTGGAGATTCCCATACATTTTCACCGTTTGATAATGTTGCTGTCCATCCTTGAAATTTTTCCATACATCCCTTCCTAACTTTTAGTTTATGAATAAGTTAAAGCAACGCCGAAATCAAATGAAGTCTTAGCACCGACTGATTCTGGTCTAGCTGATAATACAATATAGTAATGATGTTCTGTAGAAGCAGCTTGATTCAATAAATCTAGTCTTTGACCAGCATTATCTCCACCTTGAGCAGCAGAATAGTCATTAACATTAGACCAAGTCATAATACCAGATGGTTGTCTTTCCCAACCAAATACTTCTACATCAGTAGCTCTAGTAGTAACAGTAGAACCATCAAATGCATAAAGACGGGCACTTGTAATTGCTACAGGAGAAGCATCTGTAAATCTAACTCTAACAGTACAACCACTAGCAGCAATCTGACCCATGCTTAAGAAATATGTACCAAAACCTTGGTCAAACTGACCAGATGTTACATACTTAATATTTCTCATATGTTGAGCACCACATTGGTCTGTTCCTGGGTCATCATTACCCATATGAGTGCCATCTTGCCAGGTTCCTACTGTAACAGGAACTGTTAAATCAGTATTACTACCAGCAAACACAATGGTATTGGTAGACATGTCAGTCCAAGCTGGGCCTGCACCACCAAAATATTCCCAATAAAAAGTAGCCATATTATTTTAATCTCCTAAAATTTATTTATATGGTAACATCAGGCAAATTTTTATTGCCCAAGTTGTATAACTCATATAAAGTTATTTCATGTTTTGTTTTACATCTGTCACAGAATACAGTTAGTTTGTTTTTTTCTACATCTGGATATTGTAACCAAACAGTAGCTAATAACATTCTACAATCTGGACAAAATATGTACAGCATCTTTTGTTTATAAAACTCGGATGCTTTTCTAGATAATTCTTCCCACCTTTGTACAACACTAACATCCTTGTTCTTATTCCTAATTTTCTTAGATAGCTGTAAATCTTCTGAAATAGTGGAGATGTCTGCTCTTAATTGAGATAACATCTTATTTAATTTTTCTAAAACTAAGACATTGGAATCAGATAAATCATTCCTTTTTTTGTACACGTCCTTTTCTAAATCATCTAATTGTAACATAGCTAAGATTAATGATTCTAGTTGCATCATATCATTAGCTTTCATATCACTAAAATCGTAATCTTTTTCTAGCTCATCTAACCTTTCTTTTATCCTTTGTTTTAATTCTTCCAGAATTTCTTGGTCATCTTCTGCTACTTCCCCATAACGTTCTTCCCAAAATTCTGTAAATTCTTCCTCTGTCATTCCTTTATATTGAGCTAGATTTCTTGTACGTTTTTTACTTGGTATATATAATCTTTGCCTGTCCATTTATAAATCACAACTACTCCATCCACAAGAATAACAAGTCCTACATCTACCATTCCTTGTTATTTCATCACCACATTCTGGACAAACTTCTTTATCTTCAATAGGCTTGGTCAGTTGGGAATAATAACTTGGAAATTTATCACCCTTGTAAGGTTCAAATGATACTCTGTTTATGACATCATCTATTTTTAAGTTTCCATAAAATTCACTTATATCTATATTTTTACTCACATTTTCTCCTAAAATTATAACATAATCTCTCTATTAATGATTATTTTCATTAATTTAATTTGATGATTCATTCCTAAAATATCTAAATAATGTTCTAGATAGTCTTTCGTTTAATAATGACTTATCTCCTGTAGCTATAAAATTTACAAGCCGATTTAAATCCTCTCTTAAAATCGGCACAAATAAAACATCATGTGAATTTTCACATTCCCTTGCTTTTGGTTCGGTTGTATATAATTTTCCACAGTAAAAACATCTAAGTTTGGTTTTCAACCATCTTCCTCCTCTAAGGGTGCAAACATATCTGCTAAGCAATCAGCACAATAAAAATCTCCTAAGAAATCAAAAGCACCTTTTCTACCACATCCATCACAAATGGCATCTTCATCAAATTCTACATCCCTACTCATATTTAACCCCCATTCCACCAGATAGCTCCCCCTTGACAAGAACATCATAATGGTGTATAATATCATCCAAAAGGTCAAGTTGGATTTGAAATGAAACAATCGCTTCTTTATCATGAACTACCAAAAGCATATCTTTTAAAAATTGTTGTTTGTTCTTTAAAAATTTTTCAAATCTTTCTAAGTTTTCTGTCATTTTAATCTCCTTATTTTCTAATATTATATCACACAACATGAAGATTGTCAAGAGGATTTCAGGATTGAATTGGTTTCTAATCAAACATTAATCAAATACCCTTGACTTTAAAAGAGTTCAGTGGTATAATATTAAAGCCAGTCGCCCGAAGGGACTACTAATAGACATACAATAATAGGTCATAGTAAAGGATTACAAATGGAAATAACTGATAGTTTTAAAGATGTTATAATGGCTATACAAGATAAATCCCTGACTGAGATAGGATTAGATATTGAAACTAGTGGTTTAAATGTATTTAATGATAGGATTTTATTAGTTCAGATAGCTACTGGAAAAGAAGTTTTTACCTTTAATGCTGGAAACACACCTGATAGAATAATTACCTATGTATTAGAACTAATAAGAGATAGAAATCTATTAGTAATTAGTCATAACTCCAAATTTGATATTAAATTTATTTATCATAATTATGGAGTTTTATTTACTAATGTATTTGATACTATGTTAGCAGAGATTTTATCCTACATAGGAGCAGGGTCTATATTTGTATCTTTACAGACATTGGTTAAGAAATATTTGCATATTGAATTAGATAAAGAACTTCGTGAAACCTTTATTAATAAACTGGACAATAATTTTACTCCCGAACAAATTGAATATGCGGAAACTGATGCTAAGTTATTGCTTAAACTCAGGCCAATTTTGCAAGATTTATTGCATAAACGTAATCAATATAATACTTGGGAGTTAGAAATGAAATTACTTCCAGTAATTACTATGATGGAACATACTGGTATTTTATTGGATGTAGCTAAATGGCGTGAAGCATCTGTGCATGCTAGACTAGATGCTGATAATGCTAAACAGGATTTAATGATTTTATTAGAAAAAAGTTTTGATAAATATGCAGGTAAATATTCCAATGCTTTAGATGTATTTACTAATATTCACTACCCTGTTAAAGCAGCTTTTAAGAAAGCTGAGAAAGAAAGACTGACTAATGTTACTACGAAAGATGAAATAAAATCAGAAGTTATCCCTTTGATTAATTTTGGTAGTCATGTACAGGCTAAGTTTATCCTTAGAAAATTGGGAGTTCCCCTAGAGACTACTAACGCTAAAGAGATGGAAGCATATAGAGAAGGACATGAAATTATTGCATATCTATTAGACTATAGACACGCTATAAAGAAAGTAACATCATTTGGTGAAGAATTTCTTAAACATATTAATCCTGATACACATGCTATACATACTAATCTTAATCAATTAGGAGCAGCTACAGGTAGATTTTCATCGGATGCCCCTAACTTACAGAATATTGTAGCTGATGAAGCATACCGTTCTCCCTTTGTAGCTAGAGATGGATACTTATTAGCTACTTGTGATTATTCTAATATTGAATTAAGAATTATTGGTGAAGCTAGTAGAGAGCCTAAATTTATTGATGCTTTTAAAAATGGGCAAGACTTACATAGAGTCACAGCTTCTCACATATTCCAAGTGCCCTATGATACTGTTACTAAATCACAAAGAGCAGTAGGAAAACATCTGAATTTTGCTGTGGTATATGGAACATCAGCTAGAGGAATGGCTTATAACTTTAGAATACCAGAAGATGAAGCTAAAGAATATCTTACTAGATACTTTACACAGTTTAATGTACTTAAATATTTTATAATTAAGTTTGGTGATTTATGCTTAAAGAAAGGCTATAGTGTTACACTCGGAGGAAGGCGTAGATTTTTAACCTTTATGCTTGACCCTAAAAGTCAAGACCAGTATAAAGAATTAAATAAAGCTAGAAGGCAAGGAGTTAATCATTTACCACAAGGAACATCTGCAGATATGATTAAGAAAGCATTAGTATATTTATATTATGATAATCCATTTGGATATGATACTCTAAGACCATTACTTACTGTGCATGATGAAATTGTAGTAGAATTTAAAGAAGATATTAAGGAAGAAGCAACAGATTTTATTAATAAATGCTTAAAGAAAGCTGGAGAAGATTATCTAAAGATAATTCCAGAAGGACACACAGTATCAATTGATACACATTGGAGTAAATAATATGATAGAATTATTATTGCCTGAGTTTGGAGATTTAGTAAGCGTACAAGATTTTATAAATTTGTGTAATGAAGGGTATGTTACTGATTATGATGGTAGTGGGTATTATTCTGATGGTAGAGTATATTGGCATGAAGAAGAAGCAATACCATCAAATATATGTAAGAATATAATTAGTAATGACATTAGACATAGATATGTTATATGGTTTAATAAATAAAAAGGAGATATAAATGAGCACAATATTTAGTCTTGATGAATGGTTTGCAATAGTTGAGCGTGGTACTAGTGGTGACCAAGTGTACGATATTCTATACTCTTGGAAAGCAGAACGTGACGAGTTGCAACGCAAGTTGGATATTGCGGTGGAGGCGATGAGACGCATACCTCACAATGCAAATCATACTAAGCATTTCGCATGTCATGGGTGTGAAATGGACGAAGCCCTCGCAGAAATCGAGAAGGTAGGCAAAGATGAGTGACAAGATATTGATTTGGGAGTTTTGTCCAACGTGCGAGAATAAAACTATCAGCGAGATGAAGCACGATAAGTCTGATGACAGTTATTATTTTATGTGCGATAAGGGACACGATTGGGAAAACAGTTCATTGTTATTCGCAATCATGCGTAGTTTAGGAATACATAGCACAAGTCCAACGATGGGCTGCTGGTGCGAACCTGAAATCGAGAAGGAAGGCAAAGATGAGTGAAGATGATGATTTGGTTCAACTTAGGTGGTTAGTAGACCATAAAGAGAACATAATTATGAAATTGAACTTGGCAAATGATAAGCTAATGGTAGAGCGCGACGATTTGCAGTCCGCATTAACTCAGGCACAAGCATCTATTCAATATCAGGGGATGGAAATATATGCTCTACGTAAGCAGTTAATTGAATTGCAAGATGACAAAGTGGAACTAATCGCCCAGCGTGATACTTGGATAGGAAATGCAGATGCCATCCATAAACAGTTGGATGAGTGGAAAGCAGCGCATGATAACCTTGCTCAACAACTTGGTACCTCCAATGATTCTCTAGAGCTTGCTGTAGATGCGATAGATTTGCTGAGAGGATTGGCAGTAATAGAAGTGGAAGAGGATATAAATGATTGGCATAAAATTCAAGATATATTCAAGAAATTGGGAATAAATGACTAAATTTAAGGTAGGAGATAAAGTAAAAGTAATTAAAAGTCCTTATGATGCTGTAAGAAAAGGAACAATAACTACTGTTGCAGATATAAAGCATGAAAGATATGGAAAACGTTGGATGGTATATATATTAGATACTGCATTTGGTGGAGCATTTCATGAATGGGAATTGGAGAAAATGAATGATAAAAAAGAGTAAGGATTTGTTACAGGAATTACAAGATAAATATGGTGATGATATTCTTATTAGAGAATATCCAGAAGGACATCCCACAGTATCTACAGGCTCTTTAGCTATAGATGTATCAACTGGCATAGGTGGTATACCTGTAGGTAGATATACTGAGATATATGGGCCTGAATCTGGTGGTAAAACTACCCTTAGTTTAACAATTGCTAGAAATGCAATAAAGAATGGACTTAAAGTTTTATATGTAGACGTAGAGAATAGTGTGGATTTAAAATATGCTAAATTGTTATTAAGTGATTGTTATGGTACAGGAGATTTTATTATTGTTCAACCTACTACTGCGGAGGATGCATTTGGTATAGCAGAAGCTGGAATAGATGGTGGGTATAGATGTGTTATTTTTGACTCAGTAGCTTCAATTGCACCAGAAGAAGAGATGGATAAAGACTATGGTAAGCAATCTATTGGGCTTAGTCCAAGATTGACTAACCAATTTCTTAAGAAAACTAAAGCTAAGATTAGGGAAAGTGAATCAATATTTGTAATCACTAATCAGATTAGGGCTAATATTGGTGCATATGTAGGTGGGTATACTACCCCTGCTGGCTATGCTTTGAAACATTATACATCACTAAGGATTTATTTATCTAAAAGTAAAACTATTGAAGATGGTGGAGTAGATATTGGGAATATGATTAACTTTGTTATCAAGAAAAATAAGATGGGTATACCTTACAGACAGGCAGAAACCAATCTTATCTATGGCAAGGGAATTGATTATTTTAGAGATGTACTTAATTTTGGTTCATTACTTGGAGTAATAAAAAGCAGAGGCCCTTATTTTTCTTTTGAAGAAAAGACACTTGCTCAAGGCATAGTTAAATCTATCGAGCATTTAATTGAATATCCTGAAGTCCTTGACAAAATAGTAAATACATGTTATAATACTGCTGGAGTTAAATATCCGCCTATTAGGGCAGAAAGGAAGGAAGTTGATGAAAGGAACGATTAGAACAGACAGACGTTACACATTGGGAGAATATAAACATGCCACTATGGAGGATGTAATAGATGGAGTAGATGAACGTCTTATGTTAAAACCTGAATTTACATCACAGGTTAGGTTTTTACAATTGGTAGGTTTTGAAATCGCTTACCGTAAATATATATTGCTAATGTCTAAATATCCACATACAATGACTGATATAGACAAAGCAGTAGAAGCATTGGAGGCATTAAGAGATGCCGAGATTAAAAAACTAAAGCTAGTAATGAATGGGAAATCAGTTGAGGATAACTCACTAGAAGACCTTCCACTAAAAGTTGAATAGGAGAAAATACTATGAATGACAATTTGTTTGCTGATATACCTGTATATGATGATACTAAAAGGGAATTTAAACCTACAAAGTTTTTAAAGATTATTCCTGGGTATCCTGTAAGAATTAGAATTTTAAGTGAATCTGCTTACAGAGTTTCTAAACATTATTTACCCAAACAAAGAGTAAGTTTAGTTTGTCTGGAAGATGAATGTCCAATCTGTGAAAATAATAAAAAATTAGCTAATGCTAATCCTGACACACCTTACAACGAAGTTTCTGGTATTATTGGAAGACAGAATAGATATTTAGTAAATGTTTTAAATAGAACAAAGGTTAAGATTTCAGCTACTGGTAAGGTTGTATATGCAGGTTCAGATGGTAAGTTTCCTGTACAGCATCCAGAAAGTGGTGAGGATTTATCAACAATAAAATCTACAGCTTTAAACACTGTGGAAGTATTAGAACGTGGCTCAACATTATTTGGACAGTTGAATGGTATTCATGATACTATCCGTAATGAAGAAGGTGAAAGAATTGGTCTTACTAACTATGATATTATTTTAACTGCTACTGGTAAGGGAAGGCAGATGACTGTGAGTGCTGTAGCTCAACCACAGCTTAATGATGTTGTAGAAGTTAAAGAAGAAGAGATTTACAACTTAGAGAAAGTTCCTATGAAGATGTCTGCTGGAGAGATTGTAAAACTTCTAAATGGTATATCACTTCAAGATATTTTTGAGGCTAGAAAAGTTTCTAAAGATACTAAAGAATTAGAAATTGTAGCAAGTGATGTTGCAGAAGATGTAGAAGATTCCATTGAAAGACTTTTTGATGGGTTAGAAGAAGATTAATAATTAAATAATGAGTGGGAGCGTTAAAGGCGTAATACTTCTAGTCGCATGACGGAAAAGGCAACCGAACCGAGGCATGTAGAAAGGTTCTAGAAGTAAGTAAAAAATGGATGTAATTTCCTACCCCACTCCAATAATATAGGAGAAAATATTATGTCAAATGAAAAAGATGTACTAGTTATTGGTGCAGGCCCAATTAAAGATGCTGCTGGATTACATGGTAAAGATATTGGTTATGTGTATGTGGATAATCCACCTGTACAGTTAGTTGTAGACTATGCACTAGAGCATGATGGTTGGGTTCCAATTACTAATCCCAATCCTTGGAAACAATCTGGAAAACAGGGTTGGATTAAAGTAAGTAGAATTGCAGTAGATACCGTAGATAAATTTAGATATATTATGGAAGTAGATAAAATTAGTGGAGAAACAACACTTAAACAAATTGGATAGGAGAAATAAAATGGTAAAAGAATCAGAAGCTGCAAGTTTAAGTTGTAAATATTCAAATGGTATGGGTGATGTTGTAGAAGTAACTTATACAGCATTAAATGGAGGTTTACTTACTGCTGATGAAGTTTTGGAAGCCATGCTGGATGCTATGGCAGGGTTTAGTTTTATGCAAAAATCTATTTATGAAGCTGTAATAGAAAAGGGTTACGAATTAGAAAAATATTTAAAGTCTAAGAATGATGAATAACGAAGAAATTGACGAGGCATTTCTGTCTCTATTGCTAAAGAATGGTATCTTGCTGTATTCAGTAATGGATAAAGTTACTCCACCTATGTTAGCTGGAGATAACAACCAAACCATATATAGAACAATGCTTAAGATGGCTCGTAGGGGGATTGAGCCATCTAGATTATTGGTAAAGAATGAGCTTGTTAGAGATGGCAGTTACCTTGCTATTGGCGGGGATGAGTATATAAGTGAATTAATGTTAAAAGAAGTTGATGAAAATCATCTTTTTGAGTATGTGTCTGCCATCTCTGACAGTTATAAATCTAGAGAGCTAGTTAAATTAGGCAATAGATTAGTTAAACTAGTAGAAAAAAATGACCCTTCAGTAGTTATATCTAGAACATCTAAATTTTTAGATGGTTTATCTATTATAGGCTCTCATGAAGAAGTAGTATATCTAGGTGATATAGTAGATAATACTATGAATATGATTAAAGAAAGAATGAAAAATCCTGGTATACAGGGTATTAGTACAGGATTTCCTAGTATAGATAGAGATACAACTGGATTTTGTGCTGGTGAGTTGTGGTATATAGGTGCTAGACCTTCTATGGGTAAAACTACATTTTTGCATACTAGTCTTTTAGATGCTGCTAGAAATGATATACCAGTTTTACTGGTTAATAGAGAGATGTATCTTAGTAATATTAACGAAAGACTTCTATCAATGGTCAGTAGAGTACCTTATTTTAGTATTAGAAGTGGCTATTTAAGTGATATAGAATTAATTAAATTAGAAACATGTGGTAAATTCTTACAAAGTTTACCAATTTATATAGATAATAACTGGACAGGTGATGAGAATTATTTATTATCAACTATTAGAAAATATCATCAACTGAAAAAAATTAGAATAGTTGGTATAGATTATATTCAATTGCTTGTTCCACGTTCAGATGAAAGTTTACAAGAGTTAGGAAGACTGTCTAGAAGTTTAAAACTTTTGTCTGGTGAATTAGGAATAACTACTGTTGTTTTGTCACAGTTAAATAGAAAATTAGAAGAAAGAAATGACAAAAGACCTCAGATGTATGATTTGAGGCAGGCTGGTTATTTGGAAGAGGATGGAGATTATATGGTAGGGTTATATAGAGATGAATTATATAGAGCCAACTCTCCTGATGCTGGAAAGGTAGAATTTATTGTAAGAAAAGCTAGGAATAGTGTTCCAAATACTTACTTATTAAACTTTGATGGTAGTACTGTAACTGTATTTGACGAAGAAAATGTTCCTAGAGAGTTGGAAATTATAAAAGATGATGGCAGTTGATAAATCAAAACAAACTGGAGTTTGGTATCTAAATGTTGATGTAGAATTACATTGTTATTGTGGACAATATATACAAAATTGTAATGAAGTAAACCTAATAACATGCCCAAACTGTGGTCAAAGATGGTTAATAACGGTTTCTGCTGTAGATTTAGGTGAAGAATATGATGTCAAATAACAAGAATAAAGATAAAGGAACACGTTGGGAACGGGATGCTGTAAATGAATTGAATGAAAACTATCCCAATACTTGGAGAAGAAATCCAGGTTCAGGAGCATTAGGTACAATTTTGGATTTGCCATTTCTTAAAGGAGATTTAGTTGGAGATTATGAATTTCTTCCAATTGATATTGTAGCAGAGGCTAAGGTAGGGTATGGTGGAACACAAATGCAAGTACGTAAGGAATGGTTTGATAAGATTAAAATGGAAGCTAATGAGAATTATGCTATACCAGTTGTGTTACTTAAGTTTGAAAAAGCAAGGACAGGTGTAAGACATATTATAGCTATGGATTTTGAAACTTGGGATAAATTAATGAATTTTGTAGAAAGTATGCATGAGGAATTATTAGAATTATATGAAAAACAAGAGAGTTGATAAGGAGGAAGTAAGTAAATTAAAAGGTTTATGTCTTAAAAAGGCAGATGAATTGGCTGAGAAATATCCAAACAAGAGATTTTCATCTTGGGATATTATATCAAAAGTTTTGTCTGAATCTTCTGGATATGATATATATTTAATCACATTAAAAGCTGACATAGGCGTATTAAAATTGATAGCGGAAGGTTTGTCTGCATCTAGTATAGCAAATAGATTATCAATACCTTCCCAAATAGTTTATGAAATAGCTAATACGTGGGGTATGGTTATATTAGATTTTTCATTAGATTTTAATCCTATGTATGTATATGAGGATGGGATGACTTTTGTTGAATTATCTACTAGTATAAATGATATTTTATCTGTGCCTATAGCAACAGAAGCTGCAAAAAATATTATAAATAATATAAATAAATACTATGATTTTGTAGAATTTTTAAAGGAGTATGATTATGAAGAAGGTTGAATTACCAGATTTTGACGATATGATTAAGTTAGCTTCGAAGATGGGAAATGAAAAAACACAAATAATGTTATCAGAAGCTACCCTAGAAGTTACACTAGCTGAAATAACTAATGTAGTTACTTCTAACCCCACATATTTTGTAGGTGGTAAATCACCTAGTAATGCACATATATCTGATACTTACCATGTGTTAGGGTTAAGTGTAGAGCAGAGAGAATATCTTATGAAGTTAAGAGTAGAAATAGCTAATGCTACTGGAAATTTAAAAGAAGATGAAGCTTTGTTTAAGGTTTATCAAGAGATGATAAATGTATGGAGAACTCAAAGTGCTAACGAGAGAGGAGCATACTTAGAATAATGTTATATTTAAGTGTATCAGCAATTAAAGATTATTTACAATGCCCTAAAATATATTGGTATCGTGTGCATAAGAAACAAGCTTTTGTAGGAAATAAGTATATATTCAAGGGTAGTGTTATTCATGAGGCAATTGAGAAGTGTAATAATGAAGATGATGCAATTTTATATGTGCATAATAAATATCGTACAGACGGAGGTGCTTATATAGATTCATCAGAAGCAGATGAATTAGAATCGTTTAAGATGCTTCATAATTATTATACTAATATAGAGACTAAGTTACCTTTAAGAAGTAATGATTACATAGAAAAAACTTTTAAGATTCCTTGGGATAGATACGGAGTTAATATAGTTGGAAAAATAGATAGAATAGATAGAGAAAGTGATTCAGTTTATGATTGGAAATCAGGCATGCAGCCACCAGATTTATATGAATTACAGGATATACAGTTTTATGTGTATCATTGGGCATATGAGTCATTGTATCATATTAAGCCAAAGGTTTATTATGGTCATTTGTATTCTGGTGAGTTATTCCCTATTGACATTCGTGAAGATATGTGGTATACTTATAAGCAGTTGATAAGCGAAATTGCATATAAACTAGATACAAAAGATGGATTTTACCCTCGTCTATTCGGATATAACTGTAAAAAATGTTTTTATAGAGGAGCATGTTGGTTAGACTATGAGTTGGGTAATTGAAGAATACGTAAGACAGATGCCTTATATTATGGAAAACCATAACATCAATGCAGAGGATTATAATAACTGTTTATTAATCCAAAAATGTGTACAAAATCTAGATAAGTCTGGATTATTATCAGAAGCTGAAAAGGATATATTATCTGCCGTTTATATGGGATTTAATTATGCTGAAATTTCTAGGATGCTAGGTGTAAAAAGACAAACCGTTTCTTTAGTATTTGATAAAATTACTGATAGAATAGCTTTTGTTCTTGGCGGAGAATTTTCAGATGCAGCTTTTTTTGATAGAGTACAGTCTGTAGATAGTAGTATTGGTGTTAAAGACATTAGTGAAATCTTTAGAAAAGAAGGAATAATAAAAGATGATGAGTGAACAACGTTGTATACATAGACACACAATTAAAACTCATCCAAATTGCTTTAAGAAAGGTTTAATAAAATATGATTGGTGGGATGACAAAAGAATTGCATATTTGGATATAGAGACTAGTGATTTAAAAGCAAATTTTGGTATAGTTTTATCTTGGTGTTTAAAATATAAAAATGATAAACATATTTATTCAGCAGTTATAACTAAGAAAGATTTAGAGAGTGGAACATTTGATAAAAGAATTGTTAAGGAATTATTAGATACCTTAGAAAATGTAGATATAATAGTAACATACTATGGAACATATTTTGATGTACCATTTTTAAGAACGAGAGCAGAAAAATATAGGTTAGCTTTTCCTAAGTATGGTAGTATTTTTCATTGGGATTTGTACTTTAAAGCAAAAAAATTATTTGCTACACATAGGAAAAGTTTGGGAGTTATAACTAATTTCTTAGGAATAGCAGGTAAAACACCCCTAGACCCCGAAATATGGTTTATAGCTCAGTATGGAGATGTGGCAGCATTACGTGAAATTTTATTTCATAATGAACAAGATGTAATAATCTTAGAAAAATTACACAAAAGAATAGAGGAGTACACAAAATGGGACAGAAAAAGTCTGTAGAAAAAAATGAAGTTTTGGAAAAATATGCAGAAATAATTAAGAATTTAAAAGGTCATTATCTATCTTTGACTATATCTTCAGTTAAACTTAAAGAGAAAGATTGGAAAGCTACTGGAAAAGTACAGGTTGGTTCTTCTGTAGATGGTGACCATTGGGGGGAGTTAGAGATGGGAGTAGTTGGGTATGATGTTAATTCAGATTCTGCTATAGCTACTGTGATGGTATCCATTAATAACTATATTAATTCTCCCGAATTTGTAGTTGAAATGGGAGAAAGAATGATTAAATCTTTAGAAAATGAGGCTAATTACCCTAAAGTTTTAGCTACATAATATGAAAAAAGATAGTATTTCTGTTACTTTATTACCAAATACAGATACATTAGTCATAAGGAAAAGTTCTGATTCTAGGGTATTCATCCTTACTGATAATTCTATTATTATCAGTAAGGATACCTTAGTGGTATTATTGAAGTATATGATGAAGAATGATTTAATAAATCATAAAATTATAGAAGGTTTATTAGAAGAATTACACACGGAGTAGACATGAATACAGAGGATTTTAAAACGTATTATTATTTACTTGATGATAAAAATATTTTGCACATATGTAGTAGTGGTAAATCAAGGTGTGGTCTGGATGCTAAAAAATTTGCTATGGCATCTGATGGAGAATTAAAGTTATATGAATTATGTAAGGAGTGTCAATTACCTAATAAAAAAACTACATTTGTAACAAAAGCAAACTTTGTAGAAGGAGAGTTAATATGAACGCAACTTGGAGTGAAGTATTAAAGTATGTTGTATTTGGGATTATTGCTATTTTAGGTAGTCCCTTTACACAATGGTTAAAAAATCAATTTAAACTTGTAGACAGATGGGCATTGTTACTTACAGGTGTGGTATCTGCTGCATTTGCTGTGTTAGAATTAACATTAGCAAACTTAATAAACTGGCAGACTGTAACTTTAGCAACATTTCCAAATATCTTCTTTATGGTGTTTGGTGTATCTACAATTTATTTTGCATGGTTTAAAGGTACGGAATCTGTTTTAGGTAAGAATGGATTATTGAAAGGGAGCTAAAATGAATTACAAGGTAATAGATGACCAGAGAATAGTTACATTTTATAAACAATGTACAGATAAAAAATATAAATCTATCACAGGAATAAAATTTCCTATTTTTGGAGATGATAAGGGTAAGATGCTAGTTCCAGAAGGTTTATGGGGGTTGATAGCTGATGTTTATTTGACACATGGAGGTCATCTATTACCTAAAGGGCAGAAAATAACCGCAAATTACTTGACAGAATCATAAAAAGGTGATACAATGACTGATGAACGTGTAGGAAATGTACATGCAATTAGAAATTACATGATTAAGTTGCTTAAAAGGTATAAAATGGAGATGGATTTAATGAAAAATGTTGTAATACAGAACAGTTATGCCTTTGAATCCAATAAGGATATTCTAGAGCAGTATGATAGAGTTAAAAGAGAATTACAATCCATTCTAGATTATAACTTTTATGATGTAGAAATCAAAGCAGTTGAAGATAAGGAATTGGAATGAAAGTTTTAGTGGCTTGTGAATTTAGTGGAGTAGTAAGAAATGCATTTGCATTACTTGGACATGATGTATGGTCGTGTGATTTACTTCCAACTGAAATAGTGGGAAACCATTATCAAGGAGATATTCGTGATATTTTATATGATGGATGGGATATGATGATTGCCCATCCCCCCTGTACACACTTAGCGGTGAGTGGGGCTAGGTATTTTAAAACTAAACAGGTGGAACAAGAAGAAGCATTGGGGTTTATAAAGCTTCTTTTAGATGCTCCAATTGATATGATATGTCTTGAAAATCCTGTAGGTATAATCTCCACTAAAATTCATAAGCCTGACCAGATAATCCAACCTTGGATGTTTGGAGAAGATGCATCAAAGAAAACGTGCTTATGGTTGAAAAATTTACCATTATTAAAGCCAACTAAAGTCTTAGTTAAAGACAGGTATGCTAATCAAACTCCAACTGGTCAAAATAATCTAGCCCCCTCACCCAATAGATGGAAAGAAAGAAGTCGTACTTATCAAGGTATCGCTGATGCTATGGCATCTCAATGGGGATTAAATATTACGTATATGTATACTTTCTAATATTCGGGGGTGACGGGTTCGCCGCTCGCAGATGGGTTCATCCACGTAGCGGAACGTGGGTTCAACTCCCACCACCTCCACTTAGGGCGCTCCTATGGCCTCCTAAACATATATGGTGATGTACGGGTTTTGTAAACTCGGAAACTAAGTTCGAGTCTTAGAGGAGGCTCTTATGAATGTACCAAATCCTGGCAGCAAAGAAGCAAGAGAATTAGGATGTACTTGCCCTGTATTAGATAATGAATATGGAAAAGGTGCATACATAGATAAAAAAACTGGTAAGCCTGTTTTTTGGTATACTGAAGGATGCCCTATACATACAGAAGAAGTAGAAGAATGATACTTCTAGATAACATCTCACAATTACCTAAGCATGTGGTATTTAGAATGATGTCAAGTAAAATTCCATGTGAAGATGCTGATTACTGTTACTTTCATAAATCTCTAAGGTATTACTCATGTTTTTTTAATATACCTATGGTAGAATATAAAGGAAAGGGTAAGAAAAAATGATTGTTAGTGAGCAAGAGATGTTAGAAATATTAAGGAGTAGTAAGGATATAATTCTTTTTGAGCCTGATTATAAGAGAAAATATATTCCATCGGGTTTAGCTAAAATAATAACTTATATTCTAAAACAATGGAAGTACCCAATCCATTTGAACTACCTTAGAGAGTATAATGGTGAAGCCTGTGATTTGATTTGTATTACTACTCTTTTTACCTATGAGAGTAAGAAGGTACAAGAAAGTTTAGATAGGATTTACGAATTAAATCCTGGTGCAAATGTTCTAATAGGCGGTATCTTTGCGTCACTAAGACCAAAATGGTTTGAAGAAAGGTATCCCAAAGCTAAAATATTTGTAGGTTATTCAAGAGTATTAGATACCTGTTTTCCTACAGATTTAGATTGGGGTATCACAGATGAATGGAAGGATTATTTTACTATCTTTACTACCAGAGGATGCATGAATAAATGTGCTTACTGTGCTGTGTGGAGAATAGAAGAGAAAGAAAAGTTATGGATTAATTCCTTTTGGAGAGAATTATTATACAATACTCCTAAGAAAAGGATTATGGTTAGTGATAATAATCTTACTTCTGCTCCAAGAGAGCATGTAATAGAAGTATTAAAAACATTACACGAAATCAATAAACCTGTGCTCTTTAACAATGGAATAGATGTAAAATATGTAGATGAAGAGTATGCTAAATTGTTAGGTAAATTAAAGTATGTAGCTGGTGGTGGTTTAACAGTGGCATTTGATAGGATAGAAGAAGATGGACTATTTCAAGATAAGGTAAAGATGCTGTTACAAGCTGGAGTAAAACCTACAGTTATGAAAGCATTTGTGCTATATAATTTTACAGATACTCCACAAGAAGCACATTATAGAATGAACGAAGTTTTAAAATTGGGTGTAAGACCTTATCCACAAAGATATTCATCACTTTATTCTTTGGATAGAAAAAAAGATATGTTTGTAGGAAAGTATTGGACAAAGAATTTGACTACTGCATTTAGATTTTACTGGTTATTCGCTGGTTGTTATAAGAAGTATACTTTTGAAGAAGCAGTAGCATCAAAGAAGTACAGGCAGTTAAAGATGTCTGATGAAGATTGGGAGAAATGGAATACGTCCTCGTAGCTCAATGGACTAGAGCACCAGCCTTCTAAGCTGATGGTTGTGAGTTCGAGTCTCACCGAGGATGCCTTATGCGGGATGGACTGGAGGTGGTTCCAGCTTGGTTTCATAAGCCAAATTAGGAAGGTTCGATTCCTTCTCCCGCTACTTGGGAATGTCATATAATGGTCAGTATAGAAGGCCTTCGACCCTCCAATGCGGGTTCGATTCCCGCCATTCCCATCAGAAAGGATGGATGTATGGAAGAAAAGTTATTTGTTATGGAATTTCATAGACCATGCCCGATGGGGTGTGAAGATGTTGAGATAAGAATAGTTAAGGCTAAAAATTTAGAAGATGCCTATGAAAAAGCATATCTACATAGGAATAAATATCTTAAAGATTGGTTATTTTATGTAGGAGATATTGTTTGGGAAGCTGATAATACAGCATTTATTCATGGATATTTTAAAGGAGATGAAAAATGAGTACAGATAAAGTAACAGATTTTATGGGAGAATTTGTAGAAGCATTGACAATACAATTAGTAGAAGATGAGAAACGTTGGGGAGATACATGGTTAAATCGTACTCATCTTGGACAGGAAGAACGTACAGTTATGAAATTCAATGATTACTTTGACCAATATTTTAGTAAAGACATTCCTGTACCTTGGTTAAAGATTGTTGGTAATGCTATGATATGTTGGATTAGAGAAAAACATCCAGAATTGTGGGAAGAATAAAATGACACACGGAGCACCTGCACCTTATTTGCAGCCTGTATATGGAGTGGAATATGTTCCAACTCATTATGTATATCAAAATTTAAGAGAATTTAAATTTGGAAGTTCTACACTTAGACTACCTGCTTTAAAAGTAAATGATGATACTATTATTTATGTATTAAATATAATGGGAGGGGATGCTCGTACAATAAAAAAATATGCATCAGAATTAATAGATGGATTTAATACAAAATTTGGTATAGATGCAGATGGTTTTGTATCTGCTGAAGGTAAATCAATTCCACTAGTATATGAAATTGCTTATCAAGAAGATAAATCTTATGTAATTTTTCGTAAATCTTGTAAGCCTTATATGGGAGCTAAAGTATTAAGTGCTAAGATAAAAACTATAACAACAGGTGATGAAGAATTATATTTAGATAATAAAGATTTAGTAAATATAAGTAATAAAAAATTAGTATTCATAGATGATGTTATTTCATCTGGAGCAACATTAAAGGCTTGTGAAAAAATAGTATCTATGGCTGGTGGTAGAATTGTAGGTTGTATATCTATGGCAATTGAAGGTGATTATATGCCAACACTTCCTACATATAGTTTAGGTATATTACCTATTATAAAGTTGGTAAAAAATGCCTAATGCAGATTGGGTATATTTAATATGTGGAATTACTTTTTTATTTTTAGGAATTATTATTTTGTATGTTGCTACAATGATAAAAGAAAAGGAGAGAGAAAAGGATGAAAATAATCGCAATTGATGTAGATGGTGTATTAGCTGCACTAGAAACAGCATGGTTATCTAGATATAATAGAGATTATAATGATACTATGACTAAGGAAGATTGGACAGATTGGGATGTTCATAAATTAGTTAAGCCTGAATGTGGTATAAAGATATATGAATATATAGAAGACCCAACTATTTATGATGAAGTTCCTCCAATTGAAGGTGCATTAGATGGAATTAATTGGTTTCGTCAAGCATATTTTAGAGTAATATATGTTACTAATTCAACTCTTGGGGCATCTGGAGCTAAGTATAACTGGCTTCAAAAGTATAACTTCATTGATAAATTAGATGATTATATTGAATGTAAAGATAAATCTTTAATTAGAGCAGATTTTATAGTAGATGATAGGCCTAAAAATTGTTGGGATTTTAATGGTAAAGCTATTCTATATAATCAACCTTGGAATGTAAATGAAAATTGGCCTGGGTTTAGATTAACTAGTTGGAAGGAGTTTAATAAGAGATGAAAGTAACTAAAGGTTATGATTTTGATGATTTACTTTTAGAGCCAAAGGTTTCTAAAATTGATAGTAGAGATGATGTAGATTTATCAATACAATTAGGTGCATTAAAATTAGAATTTCCTATTATAGCATCTCCCATGAAAGGAATTATTTCACCAGAATTAATAATTGAAATATCACATTTAGGTGGAATAGGAATTTTACATAGATTTTTTGAAAGAGATACTCAAGATAATTATGGTGAAGTAGTTAAAATCATAAAATCTATGCGTGATGAGTGTAAAAATTGGGGAATTTCTGTAGCCTTAAATGATAAATGGTACAATATGCTTTTAAATTATAATCCATCTATTATATGTATTGATGTGGCTAATGGTAACATAGATTCACTTAGAAAATATGCTCATGAAATTAAAAGTACTATTGAACTTTATCATTATAAAACTCTTCTTATGACAGGAAATGTAGCTACTTATGATTCTGCAAAAAAACTTGTAGATGCTGGTGTAGATATGGTTCGTGTAGGTATAGGAAATGGAGCATTATGTACGACTAGAAATGTAACTGGTGTAGGTGTTCCACAGTTGACAGCTATAGATAACTGTGGTAATATAGATGCATATATCGTATGTGATGGTGGTATTAGAAACTCAGGTGATGCTGTTAAAGCATTAGCTATGGGAGCAGATTTGATTATGATGGGAACACCTTTTGCTAGGACGTATGAATCTGCAAATAATGGTATAATATATGGACAGGCATCTAGAAAATTGCAGGAAGAGTATTACCATTCGGTAAAATCTGTGGAAGGATTAGAGAAGGAAGTAATAAAGGATATATCATTAGCAGATTTAATTTCAGAATATACATGGGGTATGAAAAGTGCTTTTACATATCTCAATGCTAAAAATATAAAAGAGCTGCAGAAAAATGCAGCATGGGTAGAAACAGGAACAGGGAGTATTAAAAAATTATGAATACTATTTTTGATGATGACAGATATAGATATAGCATAACAAGAGAAGAAGCTAAGTCTGATGTTGGTAAAGGTTGGGCTTCTCTTTTAGATAAAATCTATGATAATCTTAGACCAGAAACTCAGGTATTACAGGTTAAAGAAAAATTTGGTGGGCTTAGATTTTATGTAGGTGGGGCTACTACAGAAGAGTTTGATGTCATAGACCAAGCAGAAGAAGATAGCTATACTATTTGTGAACAATGCGGTAAAGAAGGGAAATTAAGAGAAGACTTAGGTTGGATATTAACTTTATGTGATGAACATTATGAAGAAATAAAAAAAAACAGGAGATGGGTTGTAAAAGATGAGCAGACATAATCATAGTCATTGTTTACATGACTTAAAATATTGTGAACATTGTGATGTAGTATATTGTGTAAAATGTGATAGAGAGTGGGGTGGACATAGTCATTCCTATTGGTATTGGGGTGGAACTCCTTATAGAGTTACGTGGACAAATACTGAATATGCATTATATAATAGTAATACCAATTTGCGTGTTACTGACCCTCAAATAATCTCTGCATATAATTCACAACCACATACCAAAGAACCTCAATTTACAGCACAAACTGGTGAATTAACCACAGCTTGTACTCATCATAATTAATAAAACTCTAATAAAACATTAATATTTTATCTTGGCAATCGGAGTATACTGATAGAAAGGATGAATA